GAGCCGCCGTAGTCTTGCGCAAAGCCGTATCGGCTGAGCTATGGACTAGGATGGTGTCGGCAGAGGCAAGGACGGTCTTGGCCGTCTGGTCCGTAATGGCTCCCGGCAAAAGCACCGCATCATCAACGTGGTTGTTGAGATTGGTCGAGGTAACTAGGTTCGACGGCGAAGTCGTACCATAGGTGGTGCCTTTTTGAATTTGAGCCATGACTTAGTATATCAAGGCTTTGTGGGCCAAACTACGTTATGCGGGAAACCTTCCTGAGTGGGAAGGTCGCGGAGAGCTTGACGGTAAACAGTCCACTCCACCTTGGAATCGTTGTCCAACGGCGTGTCGTTAAGCTGGGTCCAATCTGATTCCGTTAGCTTCGTATTGCGCTCAGAACGAATCTCTTGGGCCTTCTGAGCATCAATCTCCGCAAGCTCATCAGCCGTATACGCACGCCAGAGCTTGGTCTCAATCACCTCATACGGCATGATGGCGAATATGGAACCCTCAAACTTATCCTGCACATCGCCTTCCACAAGGCGTACAGGGAGCCAGCCAAGTTCCCTGAGAGAAGCATCGCTCATCTGGTCGAGGCCCGAAATGTTACGCCACGAACGAGGAAGACCGCGTGGGCCTTCCACGATGACATTGTTCTCAATAAAACAGTAGTTCATAGGAGTTCGAGTAGGGCAGACTTCACCTCGTCCAGAGGATGCGACCATTCGCCGTATTTCTGTTGCCGGAAAAGCCTCACAGAATCATACCAGACAGAAGTCGGTTTCTGTTCTGCCCAAGCGTAATAAGGCATTACAGGGACAATAACCCATGTAGTTTTGCCTAGGGCGGCTGATAGGTGGGCCACCGAAGTGCAGGACGTAATGACCAAATCCAGCCCTTGGATGATGCTGGCCGTGTCCTCAAAGGTCTTCATCTGTTCCCGCAGGTCGGCAAATGGCAGGCCGTCCACAAGGTTCTCGTCCCGCTGTAGGCTGTAGAGGGTGATGCCGTCTAGCTTGTGCAGATCAATTAGCGGCTGGGGGTCAAAGCGGCGATGCTGCTCGTGCTCAAACTTGGGGTTGCCTGCCCAGCGGATGCCCACCTTCAGCGTGTTTGGCTTAGAGTAGAGCTTCTTGGGTTCGGCGGTGAGGTAGGCTTTGCCGGGGAATGTGTCCTTGTCATAGCCGAGGATGTGGGCGGCTGACATCGATGGCACCCAATAGTCGTATTGGATGTAGGGCGTTGCTCCGTTGTCGATGCAAACATAGCCATGCCGGGAAAACAGCGGCATAAGCTCAGGGGCGCAAGACACGGCTACCCGCGCACCCTTATCCTTAAAGTCCTTGGCAAACCGGAAATTCATAATCTGGTCGCCAAAGCCATTCTCGCAGCGGAAGAGCAATGTCTTGTTCGTCAGATCCTCATCCTTCCAGATTGGTCCGGGGATTCGCGGAAGGCCAAAGACGTTGATGAAACGTCCTGCATCCATCATCTGCAATCCCTTCTTGAGATTGCCGTGGCGCATTTCGTGCCACCCAAGATTGAAGACAATCCGCGCATCATCCTGTTCGGGCTGAGAGCGGAGGACGTCTTCTGATATTTCTGGATGGCCGTTAATGCAAGCAGTTAGTGCGATGTCTAGTGGGTGGGTACTCATAATTTTAGAGCAGCAGAATTACTGCTCCACCCAATACCAACACTATCCCAATTCGTCAATGCGCCAATTTGAACAGGAGATGATCGATTGGTTGTGTTTCCCTGCCCAAGCTGTCCATCATTGTTATACCCCCAAGCCCAAAGTGTTCCATCTGTTTTTACAGCAATAGTATGGTACTGGTAAACGGATATATTAGACCAATTAGAAAGTGATCCAACCTGAACTGGAGATGAGTAGTTGGTAGTGTTTCCGAGACCAAGCATTCCCAAATAATTATCTCCCCAAGCCCACAAGGTTCCATCAGTTTTAACAGCAATAGTAAAAAATACACCACACCCTACTTGAGCCCAATTTGAAAGCGATCCAACTTGTACTGGAGATGATCTGTTAGTTGTGTTTCCCTGCCCAAGCTGACCGTAGTTATTATATCCCCAAGCCCAAAGCGTTCCATTAGTTTTAACGGCAGCAGAAAAACTATATCCACTTTTAACCTGAGCCCAGTCGGAAAGTGAACCAATTTGTACTGGAGATGATTTAGAAACAGTAGTTCCATCACCAAGACCACCAAAGGCACCATCTCCCCAAGACCATAAAGTTCCATTAGTTTTAATGGCTTTAGGATTTTGGCGACCAGAGTCAACTTGGGACCAGTCAGATAGGCTACCTATTTGAACTGGTGAAGACCTATTTGTAGTAGTTCCATCACCTAAACACCCCTGTCCATTTTCTCCCCAAGCCCATAGGGTTCCATTTGTTTTAATGGCTAAAACAGCTCTAACACCAACAGATGCATAATCCCAATCAGAAGATGAACCCACTTGAATTGGAGAAGAAACAGCGTCTACTGTTCTATTATTTGCAAGCTGCCCGGATGATCCACCTCCCCAAACCCAAAGTGTTTTATCTGTTTTTATTCCAGAAGATGAGTCGGTCCCAATCGAAACACTACTCCAATCATTCAAACCAACTTGAACAGGTGAAGAGTAGTTGCCTTGGTTAAAGCCAAGTTTTCCACTAGCTCCATTTCCCCAAGCGTACAACTCTCCAGTTGTGTTTACGGCAAGTGAATGTACATCACTAAGACCAACTAAAGACCAGTTGGAAAGAGTGCCAATTTGAACTGGGGATGAGTAATTGATAGCTTTTCCAGTTCCTAACTGTCCACCGCTTCCAATTCCCCACGCCCAAATTGTTCCGTTGGTCTTTTTAGCAATAGCAAAATTTCCAAATGAAGATGCGTAAATTTGCGACCAATCAGACAAAGTGCCAACTTGTACTGGAAACGAATAATTAGTCGTATTGTTTGTGCCTAATTGGCCCTGATCGTTTAGTCCCCAAGACCATAGGGTTCCATTGGTCCTAATAGCGTATGAGGATCTGGCTCCACACGCTACTTGCGACCAAGAAGAAACAGTTCCAATTTGTGTAAAAAAATTCAGATCTGTTGTTGTTCCATCGCCAAGTTGTCCATAGAAATTCCAACCAGTAGCCCAAAGCGTACCGTCGGTTTTAATGGCTAACGAATGTGCTTCCCCTCCAGCAATTTTAGAATAACCAGAACCAATATTTACTGGAGATGATTCGTTTGCTAAATATGGTCCAGTTCCAAGCCGACCATCACCTCCTGCACCCCATGTGTACAAATCGTTAGTATTATCTAGCGCAAGTGAGTGTAAATACCCACAGGCTATTTGAGACCAAGCGGACAACGCACCAATTTGCACTGGAGATGATTTATTTACAGTTGTGCCATCTCCAAGTCTCCCCAATCCCCCTTGCCCCCAAGCCCACAATGTTCCGTTGGTTTTTAAAGCAATCGTATGTTGACCTCCACTAGCTACATTTGACCAATTAGAAAGTGCTCCAATTTGGATTGGAGATGATTTTGCAACAGTTGTACCATCACCTAGTTCTCCACCTGTGCCACTTCCCCAAGCCCATAGCGTACCGTTTGTTTTAACAGAAATAGAAAAAGTTCCACCAGCACTTACTTTAGACCAATTAGTTAGTGATCCAAGTTTATTTGGGTCGATTTTATTAGTGGATGTTCCGTCGCCAATATATCCCCAAGTATTATTACCCCAAGCATAAAGATTGAAGCCCGTGGCACCTGCACCACCAGCACCCATTGCAAGTTTAATTACGTTCGGGTCCATAGATATTAGTTAACGTAGTCAACAAGGGAAGCTCCGCGCCAGCGCGTGCCACCATCGTCGGTGATAAAGATAAAGATGTGGGTTTTGCCCGTGGTTAGGGTAGGAGGCGTATCCTTGGGCCACTTTACGGTGGTCGGCCAAGTGATAGCACCAGAAGTATGCGTTAGTTCAAGCGCAAATGCAAATGCCCGGCTTGCTGGAACGCTATCAAACGTGAACGTCGAATCTGCTGAAATGGTCTTGGTGAAGTAGTTGCCAGAAGAGCAGTCGATGCTCAGAGCCGAGACAGCTACAATATTCTGACCATAGTTGCCAGACAGGTCAAACTTGGTGGCCGGGGAGGTTTGTCCAACACCCATCCGCCCATTGGACTCAATACGGAAGACTTCTACGCCGCCCTCCGTAAAGGCCATGTTGTCAGCCGCCGGAAAGAAGATGCCCGTGTTGGTGTCGCCAGTCGTGGTGATAGCTGGGGCCGAAACGGTGCCAGCAGAGACGGTGGTAACACCCGTAGCCTCAAGGGTCGTGAACCTACCCGTGTTAGCGGTGGTTGCGCCTACCGTGCCATTGATGTTGATCGAGGCCGTTCCCGTAAGATTGGTAACCGTTCCAGAGCTAGGGGTACCCAAGGCACCACCATTAACCACAAACGCGCCAGAAGTGTCTGTATTAACCGCTAGGGCCGTTGCTACGCCAGTACCCAAACCAGAGATGCCGCTGCTAACAGGCAATCCAGTTGCGTTAGTTAGGGTGCCGCTGGACGGGGTGCCAAGCGCACCACCATTAACAACGAAGGCTCCAGCCGTACCCGTGTTAACGCCAAGGGCCGTTACAACACCAGTTCCCGTGGTAATGGTTGAGGGCGCAACTCCTGCACCGCCACCAACCACAATGGCATTAGCAGCCAAGGCTGAGGAGGAAGCAATCGTCCCAGAACCCGTAAAGGCAAGAATACCGCCAGAGGTGCCAGAACTAAGTCCGGTGCCACCGTTAGCTACGCCAACCTGTCCGGTGAGGCCAACGGTAACGGAAGCATCCGCATTGGTGATGGCAATGTTCGTACCAGCCGTCAGCGTAGCATTCTTCCAGAGCGAGTTAGTCTTGTCGTAAATAATCATAGAACCCGCATTAGGGGTTCCCGTGATTTGAACATCGTGGATCTCGTTTAGTTCGTAGCCGTTCTGGATGCGAACATAAAGCTGACCATTGCCGCTGTTGGCGCGTTCAATAATGCCAACAAACACCATGTGGCTGGGAGCGTATGGCTTTACGTTCGTAATACTGCCAGCAGTGGATCCAAGATAGACGGCATCACCATCCGAATAACTGCCAAGATTGAGGCCATCAACCACACCAACCAAAGTGATGGTTCCGGTACCGCCAGCAGAAATGCTAGCATCGCTAACCACACCAACCGTCTTGGAAGAAGTGGCGTCGGAACTGTTGTTTGCGAGCTTAACCGACATACGGTTGCCCGTAGCGGCATAGGCATAAACCACCTGACCCTTGGTAATTGCTACTGCCTCGTCGTTGGTTACAACGGCGGTAAGGGTTTGAGCAACCAAGTTGTTGGTTGCGGCAAGGGTGATAGTGCCAGATCCGTTGGTAACGGTGATTCCCGTTCCAGCGGTAAGCGTGGACAGCGTATAGCCCGTACCATTGCCAATCAAAAGCTGGCCGTTAGTGGGCGTAGTGGTCAGCCCCGTGCCGCCTTGATTGACGCCTACGGTGCCGCTAACTACTGTGGACACGGGAGTGTCCAACAACAGCGTTTTGAAGATATCCATTATTAGAGGTAGTTGAGTTCCTGCGCCTCAATCACAGCATCGGTAGAGGCTTCGCGGATTGCACGGGCTTTAGTCACCATCGTGCGCGTCCAGTAGGCCGAGCTATTAGCCGGAAGACGGAAGCCCTTAGTGGTCGTAGGATCGGTGGTTCCGTCGAAAGTAACACGGATGTCTCCACCCGTCACCTGTACCAGAACGTGCTCCGTATCCGTAGCCAGCGTCCAATCAAGGAAAGCTACAGCCGTCGAGCTAACCGTGCGCTGCTTGTGCGTCGTGCCATTCTGCGGAATAGCCTGCGACGGGGTATTAACGATGCGTGCGTTAGGCATGGCTTAGATCGAGAAGGGGGTTGCCTGTACCGCGGCATCACTTGCGCCAGCGCGGATAAACTGCGCCAAACGAGCCGTCTCCTTGTTCCAGAAGAAAGGCTGAACGCCCGCCTTGAACAAATGCCCATTAGACGCCGAGGGCGTAGAGCCATCGAACGTCACCAAGACATCCGCAGTTTGGACATCAACCAGAACGTACTTCGTCTTGGAAGAGGTCCAGTTGGCGTTAAGACTAACAGGGGTCGTGCTTACGGTGATCCGCTGATCGGCTTCGCCAGTCGGCTGGGGATAGAGATTGACTACAAGGGAGTTATTCATGTTAGCGAGACTGACGGGAGGTGTAGGTAGAGATGCGGCGGAACAGGTTGTTCATATTACGCTGCTGGCTGGCCTTGGTAAGTTCGGTGTCGAGGTACATCTGCGCAACAGCCTCTTCAGCCATTGCCTTGTCCACTTGACCGTCCATACGAAGGAAATCCGCATAGGTGGCGTGCGCGGCGTAATAGAACCACTCTTGAGGAATGTTAGCAGATGCCGTCGTATAAGGACCATCCCAAACGGCTTTATAAGTAACAAAAAAGCCATCAAGCTCAGGATAGTTGCCAACGATGTTGGCTCCGTTGCTATCAACAAAGAAGTCGTATTCCCAGCCACCAACTCCCTGCACGGGATTCTTGTCATGCAGGCGCATGAAGATTTCCACGTCAGGAAGCGTTACGGGGGTGAACAGTCCTGTACCCGTATAGGTCTCGGTTCCGGTGCCAGACTCCAAATCGTAGGTAACAGTCTGCCCATCTACTGACGCTACCGTGAAGAAACCGTTCGGATCAACGGTTCCAGAAAGACCGCTAACCATAACACGCTGACCAACAACAACATTGAAGTCCGTACCGCTAGTAACAAAGGTTACGATAGTTCCGCTACGAGTAACTGACGATGAGTTGCGAATACCAGCACTCGCATCATAGCTGTACGGAACGTAGTTGTCTGGAGCAGGGCGAGCATCCAGCCGCATATAGCGCGGCCAGACATCGCAAGAGTCGTAGGCTTGCCGCAGCCGCCTGTTAGCCATCGCCAGAATCTTCGTGGATTCTGTAGGCGCAAATTCATCAACTCCCGCAAGGGACTCGATAAGGTCGAACAGGTCGGTGTAGGTGCGGTTGGTCATTACGCTTTATTGGGCGAAAGCTCTGGCATCTTCTTGTTGAAATAGGACATGAACTCGCGGCTATGCACCGTCTCATGGCCGTACTTCTTCACTAGCCGGAAGTACTCGCGAGCAGGCATAACGCCCACACACTTACCCAAACCGGGAATGGCCTTGTGGCCCTTCATTAGAGAAGCCTGCGCCTTAGCTACATTAACACGCTCCGCCTCCGTAGCCTTCTCAAAATCTAGGCTGCGGATGATTTCTTTACGAAGCTCGTTATCGATTTCTTCCCGTGTAATTTCGGGTGAAGCTACTTTGATATGCATAAAAAAGCCACCCCCAGTTAAGAGGGTGGCTTATTCTAACACAAGAAGTCTTTACGAGGTGGGGACTTCCATCTGACGCCAAGCCAGCACCCAGCTACCAGCCGTGAGGTTGGCAACCGTGCCGTTGAACTCAACCAACAGGTCAACCGCCGACGCCGTATTATTGGCGTAGCCGTTCACAACATTGGAGGTCGTCTCGCTACCCGAGTCGGTGCCAACGAAGGCATCGCCCGTGTTCCAGATGACTTGCGTCATCGCGTCAACGTCACCATTGTCAATCAGTTCATCGGGGTCAGCACCCGTAACGCCGAAGTCGATGGTGAGGTTGGTCGCACCAGCCGGATCAACCACCTGATAAAGGACGGCAGTATCAATGATACCACCAGCCCCGAGCTTGCCAGCCTTAAACTGGTTCGCCGCACCAATGGTGCTAAGGAACCCCGTGCGCTGGAGATCGACGTAATCGAACGCAACCTTGTGCGTGAAGCCCGCCGCTGCTTCGTTAATCGTAAGTTTAGCCATGTGAGTAGACTCCTAGTTAATGTTAGCTGAGCGTGGTGATCTTACCATGTGCACCCGGATGCTTGACCAACAGGGTGAGGGCGCAATCAACATAACCGCGCTCGCCACCGCCGAGATTCGGCAGACGGGTCGAGCCGAGCGGAATAAGCTCCGCAACACCGTAGAACTCAGGATTCACGAGGTAACCCGTGTCCTTGTTCGTGGTGTCCGGCGCGCAGTCCGGATTCATGTTGACGATGGACACGATGCCATGGTCGGACTCATAGAGTTCAACCGACAGCTTGATCGTAGCCTCGCCGCCATCATAGGCGACCCGACGCACGGAGTAGTCCGAGTTACCGGAGGTGCGAGCGAAGTCGCTGATGACGCGACGGAGGGCCGTGTCAGCAACCAGCGTCAGACCATTCGACGTACCCGTAACGCGGTAGATCGAGGTGATAAGGTTGTTAAACACCGTCTCGTTGAACGTGCTGGAGGCATGGATCGAGCCAGCCGGGGTGCGGTAGGCAGCGGGAACATCCGCCGGACCAGCCGAGTCAATCCAGTCGCCGAGGCCGCGCAGGCCGTAGGGCGTGCCAGCACCATCTTCAACCGTGCGGTCGTTGTTGGAGCACAGGGTCGCCTCGATGTCGCGCTTGATCTCGCGGACAGCCTTCGCTTCAGCCTGAGCGATCTTGGCGGGACCAACGCTATCAACAGCGTTCTGGAGGTCGCTCACCATGAAGTCGCGGCGGAACTTCTGGATGTAGTTACCTAGACGAGCGCGGTTGGCAAACTTGTCCGTGAACACGGTCACGTCAGAACCCTCGGCAACGCCCGTGGTCACGGGAGCCGAGAGGCTGTCAACGGTCCACTCCACAAAGGTAGCGGACGCCTTGGACTTAGCAGCGGAAGAGAGAACCGGAGTCTCCTCGGGGGCGAGGATCGTCAGGACATCGAGAAGGTCTTCGCGATTAGAAACCGCGGAACCCGGATTGGTCGTATCGTAAGTATTGGAAAAGGCCATTGTAGTAGTAGGTTATTTACGTTTAGAGAGTTGTGCTGCACGAAGGGCGATGAAGTCGCTAACGCTACCTGAGTCCGCCAACCGCTTAGACACTTCCTTTACGTTGCGCTCACCCGAAGAAGGCGTCCGATCACCCGCAGCCGCTGTAGCGGATGGGGAGCCGGGAGGCGTCAACTTGGGAGATGGCTTGTTGTCCATCGGAATCAACTTACGGCCATACATCGAATTGGCAGCATGGGCCAAGATGTAGGGCAGTTGAGGAGCGACATCCGGCAATGCTTCTTCCATG